GATCAGTTTTCTCTAAAGATTACACAGCGCAGGAAAACTTCTTAGGTTTAGCGGCAGGGCAAATTGAGAAGCTTTCTAACATCCCCGTAGTAGGTACTATCCTACCTTTTGGGCGATTCTTTAATAACGTTATAGCTACAGGCTATCAGTGGTCAGCAGGTGGTGCCGTTGATATGGCAAGCGCTCTGGTACGTGGTGCCGCTAAGAAGGGCGAAGACGTAGACATGCTCAAGCCTACAGAGGCGTTTTCTAGAACGCTGGTTGCATACTCTACTGTAGGACTAGCTATATCTTATGATGAAGAGCGTAGAAAGAAAGGCTTAGGCGTTTATGAAGTTGAGTCAGGTGCGGGTAATATAGTTGACATGAAAAGCCAATTCCCGGCTTCTATGTTTCTACTGGCTGGACGTATACTTGGTATTAGAAAAGACGGAGACGTTGTACCTTTAGAGCTTGTTACAGAATTAGGTAAGCAGATGGCTGTAGGTCAATTTGCTTCTGACGCACAGTTTGGTAATGACCTAAACTCTATTGTAGACTTCTTTCTTAATATGGAAGGAGACGTAGAATACTTGAAGGCTGGGTTTGGCACAGGTATAACTAAAGCAGGTGGTAATTACTTAGCAGGGTACACCCGTCCATTAGACACATTAAACAAGCTTGTAGGCTTCGCAACGGAGACAGATACAGCAAAAGATGTACGTCAATCTCAGGGCATTGATACACTATCACAGTCTTCTCTGAAATACGTGGACAACTTAGCAGAAGTGTTTATCGACGTTATTGATAATGCTAAGGGAGATCTTAATGATCAAACAAAGGGTACACTAACAGGTGAAGAGTTACGTGTAGGAATACGTGAGGGTGAGATTTATGACCCTAACCCGCTCGCTAAAGTCTTAGGTGTGACTATAAAGCAAGACCGCACAGCAGCGGAAGAGTTATACTCTGTAGCTGAGATGGCTCCGTGGACTGCAGGAGAAAGATCTGAGATTGCAGGTTACGATAAGGTCTTTAACAAAGTGTTCGCACCTCTGTTAGAGAGAGAGTCAAAAATGCTGTTAGCAGATCCTAAGTTTAAGAATGCTAATCTACAGCAAAAGCGTACTATGGTATCCGACAGGCTTACTAAGGTACGTGCAGATGTTAAATCTTTCTTAGAGTCAAGCTCAGACTCTGATACCATCATCCAGAGTTTACGGAGAAAAGCATCCGCTACCGGCAATAGAAACTCTAAAGCGGAAGCAAAGAGGTTTATGAAGAACAAGGGAGCTACAACAAATATCAGAGACATGAATTACAATGAATTGTACATGTATCTAAACTACCTAGACTACCACGATCAAGTCTACAAAGAATAGCAGAAGGGGCGCACTAAGCGCCCCTTTCTTTATTTAATACCATACTTCTCAGCAGCAAGCTTAGCCCACATCTGTGACTCAGTAAGTCGCTCTAAAGCGTTCTCCTTTTCATCACAGTGATGTAGGTTTCTATTGTAGTGCAATTCTAAGCCTGTTGCCTGTGTTGTCAGGTCAGCCTTAAAAAGATTAGTCTTTGTGTCCATGTATGCCTTGGCTTCTCGTTCTAGTTTCACTGGTATTCCTTATGCACTTTCTGGTACTTGAAAGCAGTAAGTATTTGCTGATGACTCTGGTGTAGGTCTAGCACTCATTAATCTGTTCTCCATTTCAACAGCTAACTCATTACAAGAACCTGCATCCATAAATAGACCATCAAAAGCCTGTACTTTTATACGGCCTTCAAACATCATAATGAGTACTAAAACGTACATTAGAACCAGCCTTTAACTTGATCAATAAGTGCAGGGCCATACTCTGCAGTAAGAGCAACAACTTCACCGACAGCAACCATACCAATAGTTGCAATTGCCATAAATTCAAAACCTGTCATATCATTCTCCTTTCAAGAGTTTTTTCAGGTCTGTGTAACCGCCTATGTGGTTACCTTCTATATCCCAGATTTGGGGTACAGTCTTTATACCTGACTTTTTAAATAAGTCAAGTAGCCACTTGGAGTCATTGAGAGAGTAGTACTGAGCAGCAAGGCCGCTATCTCTCAACAACCCCATAGCTTGGGAGCAGTGAGGGCAGTCAAGCCGCCCCACTAATGTATACACACTCATGTCAGATCTACCAACTCGCAGGAATCACCTGTACATGCCATAGTCTGACTACCTGCAGTATTGTCTTCGTTTTCGTACTCAGTAAGCTCTGACCAAGCAATGCTGGTAGGCATCTTAGCTAAAAGCTCTTCGTACTCTTCCTTAGTACAATCCTGATAAGGCGCTTGCTGATACGTGTGATCTGTATGAGGCAAGAACGATACGCCAGACATTTCATCAAAGTGTTTGTAAACAAATGCACCCACTTCCATCCATTCAGCATCCCGTACTGATATAGTCACGCTTGGTTTATGCTCACACCAATGTCGCTGATAGGTAAGCCACAACTCTAGCTGCTCAATAGCTGTCATATCATTACGTGTAACCGCATTCTCAGGTGACTTTACAGGGAAGCTAAACACTGTGGTAGTGTCACCCTTCATCACACAAGGCTCATTAGGGATGCCTTTGTCTTTCATAAACTGTGTTAGCGGATCTTTATTATCACCGCGCACAGTACGGATATAATAGGCACTATGGCGAGCATGTATGCCACTGGCGCATGAAACCAGTTGCGAGACGGTACCCGATGGTTTAATGCACGTAATTGCTGCAGATACAGGTATATTAAGCATACCAGCAAATTCAGCGTTAGTATTGATAGCCACACTACGTAGGTGCTCAAGGGTCTTCTCCAATCCTTTGTTGTCAGGGGTCATTAGAGGGTTATCCATAACACCTGTAAGTGATACACCAAGCAAACGCTCTTCTTCTGTGTTCTTCTGCCAGACTTTACGCAAGTAAGGAAACTTAGTGTAAGTAGACTGTACTGTTCCCAGAATAGTAGCCAGACGTACCTTACGCTCTAGGTCATCAATAGTGTCAGTAGAACGCACAACAACTTCCGTTAGGTTACAAAACTGATACGGGCGTAAGCTGATTTCTGAACATGGATTGCAACCAAACTCATAGTTAGGATCACGGCGTCCATGCTTGACTGCTAGATCTACACAAGCTTGACGGTTGAAGACACCACGCTCACCTGATTTAGAGGCTACAAGGGCTGTCCACTCACGCATGAATGTCTCCATGTCAGGCTTCTCTGTGTACCCTACGCTGTTGTTAGCTAATGCTCTCCAAGGGGCTGTTTCCCACCACTGTCCTGACTTAGCGTGACGCATACGATCATCAGACAAGTTAGACAAACTAATCATAGCTGAACGGCGTACACCACCAACTACGACAATCTGACCAATGAAGCACATAAGGTCATGGCACTCAATGCTAGATAGCTTACGTCCTTGTGCAGCTTTAAAGGTTGTGATAGCAAAGTTAAACAATTCAACTAGAGGCGCTGGGCCACTTGCTCTACCACCAAACGTCTTAAGCCTAGCACCTGCAGGACGTACCAAACCAATATCCCACTGAGGGATCTCACCAGCCCAAAGGAGTGCCAGCAATTGTCTGAAAGCTTTAGCCCAACCTTCCTTACTGTCCTTGACAACGATTGTAGTCTCACTGTCGAAGAGTTGAGGTATTTCAGGGAGCTTGCTAACGTACTGCCTCTCGACGCTGAAACCAACACCAGTGCCACACAAGAGGATGTACATAGCCTCATCGAAGGACTTAGGGTCATCTACGGGTAAGTAGCTACAGTTATAGCCAGCAGTATTATCTCTATCTAAAGCTGGGCCAGCAGTCATTAGTGCTCGCATAGATGGCATGATATCTGTGTTAAGTATTGCAGACTCAATCTCTCTACAAACCTTACTGTCCAATAAAGCATTTACTACATTGATCATGTAGCGCTCTACTGTGTCTGTCCAAAACTCACGGCCATAACCATCGTAGTATTTGGCGTAACGTGATTTGTGAATAAATGTCTGGTAGTCTGTGGGTAGTAGGTTGCTCATCTATTGTCTCCTGAACCTTTTAGTTTTCCGCGCTGCTCTCTGTCATCTAGCTTTGCCATATTCATTTCCATAGTCTTCCTTAAGTTACCGCCAAAGATGTTAGATAGTGCAACAACGTAGAACAACACATCCCCCAACTCTTTCAGTACATCTTCATCACTAAACTTTCCTTTGTCACGAAACAGTTTCTTTATCTTTTCCGCAACCTCACCTGATTCACCTACAAGACCCAGTGTGTTTTCTACTAAGCGCTCTCGTCCTTTAGTAAAAACTTTGTCTTCTACAAACTGGCTATAGAAACGTAAGGGGTCATTATCCCAATCAGGGCTGTTCTGAAACATGTCGAAGTAACCGAATGCCTCTAAGTCTGTCTCGTTAATCATTGCCGCTCCTTAACTATTAAGTTTCGTATCGTTACATCATCAACGTCATACATAACGTTTGTTATTAGGTCAAACACATCTTCTTGATGGTGCTCATCAGAGGATGATAACATGTTGTTTTCTTCATCTACGTTTAACATAAACATAACACTAAATGTCTTGGTGCTCATTTGTGATTCTCTTTGTAGTTATCTATTAGCCAACCTAAGTATACCTGTGCCTTCTCTAAGTCTTCTAGGCCATTCTTATACTCATGTCTCCAAACGTATTTCAACACATTGCCAGCCATGTATGCACTTGTACCGTCCATCTTACAAGTCATAGCACGTATAGCTTCTATACACTCTATACCTGCTTGATTATAGTGTACGGGACTATTTACAGGGTCTGCCATTATGCGCTTCCTTGTGTTTTAGTGAATGCATTAAGTGTATATACGTTACCTTTCTTGCTGTAAACCTCTTCTTCTTCTGATATCTCTTTTTCAGCAGCGGCGTACTGTTCAGGAAAGATATCTTTTAGCATTTCTTGTTTATACTCAACCAACTCTTCTTCAAACTCAGGGTACTCAGAGAGAAAATTCAAAGATGCAGCCATAGAAAGTGCAGCCTCGAAAGCGGCATGTGCTGCTGGCATGGGCGCATCTATGACTTCACCAAAAGCTAAACCTGTGGCTAACTCAAGAGTCCAATTACCTTCTTCATCCATAACAGGCTTTATGATAACAGCAACTTCATCATCTTTTACTTTGTAAGACATCACTTCTTCCTTTGTGTTTTGAGTGCTACTCTTTCAAGCTTACACCGCCTACCTTTTTCTTTTAACCACTCTACAGGTATTAACCTATGTGACCACAAGAAGCCATGTTTATCGCACCAGTTATAGTAGCGAGATTTGGCACCTTTATATAACTTAGCATTTGCGTTACTAAATACAAAGCGTATGTCTAACTCTGGGTGTTGCTCCTTTACTGCCAAGTGCTTGCGCCTGTCTTCATTGTCAAAGATACCTTTTGTTTCGATAAAGATACCATTGTCTAACTCAAAGTCAGGTGTGTATGTGCGATAGCGTAGGTCTTCCCATTCTATCTTTATCTTCTCATACAACACATTCTTTTGATGTTCCTTGAGGAATGCAGCGGCCTCTCTTTCAAGGCCACTGCGGTAAGCCTTACGCTGATGTTTCGGTTTCATCTGGCTCTTCTTGTTCTGCAATTTCAACAATCATACCACCTAACATGCTACAGCGAGCTTGTAGTACTTTAGCCAAGTAATCCATACGCCCTATTTCTGCTTGAGCTATGCTGATTTCTTGGTGCATAGCCGACTGCTCTTCGTTGAAATCATCAGTGTAATAGTCTTTATCGTTAATAGTTAATTTAGCCATGTATTTAATCCTTTATGTCACATAGTCTACCATAGGCGGGTTCTTAGCTTTAGAAGACCTAGAAGGTTCAGTACTTAAATTGGGCCAGCACTTATGTTTGAATGCACAAAAGCCACACTCAGTACCTAACTTCTTGAACCCTGTCTTCTTCTTGTAGAACGTTTCTTCGATAGGCTCAAAGCAACGCTCAAAAGGTTGGTCTTGATCAATATAATCAACCGTATCCTGGATATCATCTAACACAGATTGCTTGTCTACCTCAGAGGCTGAGACATACTTAAACTCACCATTAGCTTTGTTGATAACCCACCAGCCACCAACGCCCTTACCTGCACCCTCTGCGTAGCCTACAAGCTGTGGGATGTAACCAAAGCTATCGCCACTAGCTAGTGCATCAAAGGAAGCAAACTTGTTCTGGTAAGACCAAGGAGATGCAGACTTAACATCGTCAATCTTACCGTCCAACTCCATGTCATACTCACCATTGATATCCTGACCATGCGGTAGCTTTAGTGTGACTTTATCATTGTCCTTAAAGTCTACACCAGCAGAACGCATGACACCTTTGAACACAGCTTCAACAATGTCACCTAAGATCATGTTCATCAAGAAGTGTGGTGGGAAAGGAGTCTTATCCTTTGGGTCATTCTTCTCATACCATAACTGGCACTTAGGCTTACCAAGATTAGACATACGCATACGAAACTCGTCACGCGGCCCACTAGCAAACTGCTTTAGCATAGCAGCCTCAACATCAGAGGCGACTTTAGAAGCCACCTCTTTTGACATTGATGCCTCACCTGCCATAGCCTTCTGTAAGTAAGAGAAGATTGCTAATTCAGCAGGATGTTCCATTACTCTTCCACTTCTACGATTGAAGCTACAATCTCTTTATCGGCGTGTGACAGACCATCAGAGCTACGCTCTTCATGCTTATCTAAGAGTGAGCCGTTGATGTATTCAATGAAGTCTAGGAAGTTACCAAGCGTATCATTGTCATCATCAGATAGCTCAACCTTATCACCGATTGCTGCAGTAACATAACCAAAGGTAGCACCCGTAGGGATCTTACCTACAGCAGGAGATAGCTTGATAGTAGACATAGGTGGCAGGAGATTCTTCTTGTTGATCTGTGCCAGTACACCGTCCAATGCTTTTAGTGAGTCACGGTTCTTAACGTCAAACACAAAAGGGATGTCCGTGAAATTACCGTCTACTTTTTCACCCATAGCATCTGTAGGGCTGTCTAGTGTTACCAAGCCAAAGAATACCTTAACTCGCTTTACGCTACGAATGAGAGACTTTGTTGCTTCTGGAAGTGCATTGAAGTCTTCGATATAACCTGATGGCCTACCTAAGTTATAGCCACCTAAGTTATCTTTGAGATCCTTGTTAAGGCTGTTAGCCAAAACGCTTTTCTCCATCTCAGTAGTGTCACCATTCCAGCGCTGCCACTGTTGGCGTACCGCAAAGACACGTACAGTTACCGTCTTACTGTATACTACATCATCACCTGTAGTTAGTTTGTACGCTCCTTTTGGTACGGTTGGTTTCATAAATGTTTCGCCATCCATAGATACCTCTTTCTCTAGGATCTCTTGGTTGACGTTAAGCCGTGACACGCTAGGCGTTGCGTTCTGTGGTGTGCTGTTAGACACGCCCATAAGCTCTGCCATTGATTGTCCACGGTCTAGTGCTACTGCTAATTCTTGGCTCATATCGTTTCCTTTCGATGAGCGTTTCAGGAAATTGTAGTTATACATTATACGTCTTTTGTGTCAAGCCAGTTTGGGCCTATTTTTGCCTCTAATAATAACGGCACATTCATACGTACTTTGTAAACATCTTCTATCAGATCCACAAGGTTGTCATTAAGATCTGCAACTATTTGTAATACCTCTTCTTCTTCATCTGGATGTATGTCAGCCACCGCTGAATCATGCACTGTGTTGATCAGTACAGACTTTAGTGGCTTCAATCTTTTGTGAAACTCATTAAGTACAGCAGGGGTAACATCACCCGTAGCGAAACCCTGTACAGGATAATTCTTTATCATAGTAAAGTGTGTGACACTACCATTAGCTCTGCGCTCAATGTCAGGGAAAGCATACTGTCTACCACTGATATTGGTAATCTTATTGAAGCGCATTGCTTCGTCAGCTAAGTTTTGTTGCCACTGTGCTATACCTCTATACTTATCATTGAAGTGCTCATAGTAAGCCTTCTCAGCGTTGCTACGGCCATATCCAGTAGCGCCGAAGAGCGGGGCAAAAGTGTGCTCCTTTGCTGCCTGTCTAGCGGTAGGTTGACCTGCATCAGAGATAACCTTTGCAGTGTAAGCATGTACGTCAAAGCCTGTCTCAACTTCTCTCATAGCAACCTCATCTTGAGCTAAGAACGCAGCCGCTCTAAATTCAAGCTGGGCAAAGTCGGCCTCTAAAATTTTCCCACCTTCCCAACGTGACACAAAGACTTTCTTAACAGGGAATGTACCACCGCGAGGCATGTTCTGCATGTTAGGGTTTTTACTGCTAAACCTACCTGTAGCTGTTATGTGCTGGCTAAGAGTTGCGTGAAGGTATCCGTTAGACTTAGTATGCACAGATATGCCGTTAACAAAGCTAGAAAGGTAGCTAGTGATAGCATTAAGGCGCTTAACATCCAGAATAAAGCTTGCCGCAGCTTCCATGTTATTGTTCCTAGCTGTTGCCACCAGTGCATCTAAGTTATCCTTTCCTGTGCCAAAGCCACTATGAGCGATCCACTTCTTGTTTGGTGCACTAAACCCAAGCCCGGCCATTTGCTTTGCCTCTTTCAGGCCATAGCCTCTTGAGTCACAGGCAGTACATTTGTTTGGTCTAGCGTAACGTGTACCGTCTTTCTTTGTTTTGTATGTATGACCAGAGCCGTTACATGTAGGGCATGTGAAAGCTGTAGTCTTAAACAACATCTTAGAGTTAGCATTGACTGCAGCCTTAAACTCAGCCTTATCTTTTACAAACTCAAATATATCTGCCCACTCTTTCTTATCGTTAGGCTTACGTGAGAAGATAACCTGAGATAGCTGTTCAGGTGAGTTTAAGTTGATAGGTGTATCACCCATAAGATCACGCACTTGGCTCTGTAGACGCTCTTCTATCTGCGCCTGTTCAAGCTCAAACTCTTCCTTAACCTGCTCCAATACATCTAGGTCTACCTTTAGTCCTGACATGTACATTTCGGTGAGGGTTCTGCATGTTTGAAAGGTGACGGTTCTGACTGCATAAAGGGATCTGGATTCGGGGGTTGCGTAGTCGGCTTCGATGCTGTGGAACAACTCACAAGTTGTGAGGATGTCAGCCCGAAGATAAAGGCTAAGAGAGTCGAGATCCGTCTCATGGGTGTTTATTCCTTTCTTTATACAGGTAGTAAGGTAATCTTCCTTCTGCTCTGCTAAGCCTCTTCTTATGGCACAGGCTGATAGGCCAATACCTTCTTTGGGCTTCTGCCCTCTGCACAGTATGTACTCTGCCAGCATGGTATCATAGATGTCACCATCATATGTAAAGCCACTGGCCCATAGCCACACAAGATCATGCTTGGCATTGTGCATGATAAGCAGTGTAGTCTTATCAAGTAACTTCTGTATCAAGGCTCTACCTTTACCATCTGAATCCTTATGCTCATTGTGATCTAAGGTAACAAGCATAAGCTCTTCTTTGTTGTCAGCATTTACCATGCCTACCTGAACAAGGTGGTTGCCTACCTCATACGGGTCAATGAACGTCTTACCATCACGCCATGTGATGCTGTTCTCTACATCTAATACAAGTCTCATCTATTCTCCTAAGCCGTGTAGAGTGAACGCTCACCATCTAATTCGCAATGGACAACACCATGCCACCCACCCTTTAGTTTGTTCTTAGCAATGTTCAGGTGCCGCCGTGTTGACTCTTCTGACTGCCCTTCTACGATAGGATCTTTAGAGATTAAAACCATAAGATCTGCTTCCGCTGCCTTGCCTGTCTTAGACCCTTCCATCATGGACTGATCAACGTAGACCTTCCCTTCTGCAACAGCAGATAGCTGCGACATCCAGATCACACAGCAGTTATACTGCTTTGCAATGTTACGTGCATGGATGGCTGCATCCTTGAGATATATGTCTGACTTATCGCTATTCTTGGTTGCAAACTTGTCACCCATATCCAAAACAACAATGTCAGGCTTTTCATTCTTTACTACCGCCTCAACCCATTTCATATCTTTGTTTGTACTATCTTTGATACGGATGTTTTGTTTTACTGGATCGTAGCGCTTACGTGCTAGAGATACATTCTCTTTAACTTCATCCATACTCATGTTGGTTGCAGCACTTAAGTAACGTGCACCTACACGCTCGTAGCTTTCTTCGTTACACAGTACAATGCACTTAGCACCCTGTGACGCCCAGCCATCCGTACCTGCTACCAGAGAGGCGTGAAAAGAAGTTTTGCCAGTATTAGGCCTAGCGCCAACCACAAGAAGATGACCACTGCTAACGCCTTCCACCTTCCTACGGAGACTTGGTATGTTAAACTTCCACTGCGTTTCAAGGTTATTCGCAGCAAGCAATGTGTCAATGTCAATATCATCCCAGTCAATACGGAGATTAGGAGTAAAATCATCTTTGTAATCCTCTAGTAAGCGGCGTAATGGCTCTAGACTACTCTGGCTACCATTAACAAAGTCGAAACCTAGATTGGCAACCTGCTCTCCAACGTACTGTTGAAACAGGTGACTCAAGGTATCTTCTGCAATGTCTTTCTTAATAGGTTCAGCCTTTTCTAAACGCTGAAACAAATCCTGGAATGCAGATTTGGTAGCGGTTGTCATGGTCTGATTAAGCCCCATGAACACAGCCTCAAGATCCGACACAGACATGTCTTCTTCATATGTCTGCATTGCCGTGTCTAACGCCTGTTTGATCTTACGTGTGTCTTTAGTAAAGATCTTATCAGGGCAGCGTATGCCTTTGTGTTGATCGTAAAACTCTTTGTTCAGTAGAGTTTTTATTAGTGCTAATTCAATCATCCTTGTCTCCTACAAGTGTAGTTATTTATTTATTCTTGCTCTCTCTAAGGCTCTCTTACGTTCTTCATCGTCAAACTCACGAATCAGTTTGTGATCCTTAATGAAACGTCTAAGCCTACTGTTCTCATCTTTCAACAGTTTTATTTCCCAACGCATATCTTCTATTGTTCCAGCCATACTCATATCATTCTTCCTCTAAGCAAAAGCCACACATGTCATTCTGAGCGGGGCCACCACAGCTTACACATGTCTGCCACTTCTCACTTTCTAGGCCTCTCTTTATAAGAGTTACAAACCCTACGTTGAAGATGGCTGCGAATATCTCAGGGGCACATTCTATTTGTAGAGTAGCGCTACCATCACGATGTTCTTCTACATCTATTACTTTTATCTCATTCATCATTCACTCCTATACATGGTAGCAAGATAGACAGCTTGCAGTAC